TATTAAATGACAACAAGCTCCCGTACACCCCGTACGAGAGTTTTTTAGAATCTGAAAACATGTACGAAAAAGCGTACGAAATTACAATTTAAGGAGGTATTTTAAATGCCAGATGCAGTAAAAAACAAAGTTGAATTTGGGCTTAGAAATTGCCACTACGCCGTTGCGGATGTGGGCGTAGACGGGAAGTTAATATTCGGCACACCAAAGCCTATCCCTGGTGCAGTATCTATCACACTGGATAAGAGCGGTGACTTAATCAGATTTAAGGCTGATGATGTCGACTACTACACCAATGCAAACAACCAGGGATATGAGGGGACATTAACTCTTGCCTTAGTTCCAGATGATTTTAAGCAGGATGTCCTAGGCGAAACCAAGACAATAGACGGAGTAATGGTGGAAAACGCAGATGCACAGGGAAAGAGATTCGCACTCCTGTTTGAGTTCCAAGGGGACAAAAAAGCGCGCAGACATTGCATGTACTATTGTTCTGCAAACCGCCCAAGCGTGGCATCCGCCACAAAGGACAGCGGAGACCCAAACACAACAGACCTTGACATTATCGCAAGTCCAAGACCGGACAACCAGCTTGTTAAGGCATCCACGACAGAGGATGTTACGCAGGCACTCTACGATAACTGGTTTATTACCGTTTTTGAAGAGGGAGCGCAGCCGGATCCGGGGGCATAATGAGGGGCGTGGCTGTACGTTCCGTAACTAATTACGCAATAGTCAGCTAATTCATGGGAGCTCCGGCTCCCTTTTTTAAGGAGTGAAAATAATGGAGAAAACCATTTATATAGACGAAAAACCCGTAAGGTTGAAAGCAACAGCAGGGTTTTCAAAAAAGTACAAGGCACAGTTCCACAGAGATTATTTTGCAGACCTGATGAAAATGGGAAAGGTTTTCAGCGGCGGGGGTAAAAAGATGTCTCTTGAAAACGTCACTTACGACGACCTTGAACATCTCGACTTTGAAGTTTTATACGATATCGTCTGGACAATGGCAAAGGCAGCGGATAAGAACATACCGGCGCCAGAAGAGTGGCTTGACCAGTTTGATACATTCCCGCTCAAAGAGATTATGCCAGACATCCAGGAACTTATAACAATGAACATGCAGAACACTAAAAAAAAATAAATTCGGACTCGGGAAGTAATGAAATATTTACAAACGAGTCCTTTTATTTTGTCTGCAAACAGTGCGGATTAACCGCAGAGGAAATGGATGAAATGACGATTGGAGATTGCCTTGACTATATCCAAGAGTACATAGATGAGAACAAGAAACAGAGCAGTCCAAAAGCACACGTAGAGGCGGCGGCACAGGATGACATGGATTTATTCTGAATATGCATGAGGAGAATATGGAAAAAGGTTTTATTTACAAGATTGAAAACAAAGTGAATCACAAGGTATACATAGGACAAACACGGCACTCTCCCAATGGTAGATGGAAAGAACACATATATGAGTTAGAGAACCATAAGAAGAAAAATAAAAAATTTCAAGTTGCATGGGATAAATATGGTCTGACGAGTTTTGAATTCAGTGTAATTGAAGAATGCGTGGTGTCAGAGCTGGACGACAGAGAGATATATTACATTTCTAAATACGATAGCTTTAAAAACGGTTATAACGCCACTACTGGTGGAAATCAAGTTATGCATAATCAAAAGCACACTCCTGAATCGTTAAGGAGAATGAGCGTAAAAAGTAAAGAAAATTGGGCCGATGCTTCATTTAGAAAAAAGATGATGCAAAGGCCTGTTTATTTTGGAGAAGAAGCACCACGTGCCACACGCGTCATCTGCGTGAATGACAATAAGATATTCAAAACATTGTTAGAGGCGGGTGAGCACTATGGGATTGGATTGAAAAAAGTTTCATCTGTCTGTACAGGGAAGTGCGCCTATACCGGGCTGGAAGAGACCGGAAGAAAGTTGGAATTCGCTTACTATGAGCCGGGGGAAACCTACAAGTTAAAAAATGTTAAACATTGCAACGAAAAAAGTAAGGTCAAGTGTCTGAATACTGGTATTGTGTATGACTCCATCAAAGAAGCTGGAGATAGTACGGGCGCGCCATCGGCAAGCATTTCACATGTTTGTCATGGGGAAAGAAAACACGCGGGGAGAGATTTACACGGAAATAAACTGACATGGTCTTTCGTATAAGGAGGTGCGCATGGCAAGTAAAAAAATAGCTGGAATTACAATTAAATTAGGAGCTGATGCGTCTCCAATCCAAAAGGCATTAAAGGAGACGGAAAAGACATCCAAAGACCTAAACTATGAGTTGGGGAGAGTCAACAAACTTCTAAAGTTCGATCCAGGAAATACAACCCTTCTCGCACAAAAGCAAAAAATCCTTGCAGACTCTATCGGGAACACGGAAACGAAGCTTGGGGCCCTTAAACAGGCACAAGGCGAAGTTGAAAAGATGTTCAAAAATGGAGATATCGGCGAGAAAGAATACCGGGAGTTTCAGAGGACTATCGTGGATACAGAACAGTCTCTGAAATCTTACACCACCCAGATGAGCCGGATGAAAGAGGAACAATCTAAATTAGAGACTGGGACAAAACAGCTCAATACATTTTTAGAAGCAACGGAGAAAAGCCTTGATGATTTTCAAGACGTTCTGGGAACACGGCTGACAAATGCTCTTAAGAACGGAACAGCAAATTCAGATGACTTGACAATAGCTCTAAATAAAATCGGCAAAGAAGCAATGGGCGCGGAAACTGACCTAACCGAAATGCGTAATGCGTTAAACCGGATTGATGAAGGAAACATTGATGATGTAAGAAATTCTTTACAAGAATTAAAGGGCGATTCCGGTGATGCAGAAACGTCACTTAACGATATTGGAAAAGGCGTATCCGCAGGAAACCTCATGGAGGCAGGGGAGCAAATTGCTGGGCTTGGTGACAAGGTAATCGAACTTGGGAAAGAAGCACAAGACACCGCCTTGCAGTTTCAAGATTCCACAGCAAAAATCAAGTCTGCGTTAGGGCTTACTGACGAACAGGCAGAAGAGACCGGAGATGTTATAAAAACGGTATTTGAATCTGGTGTAACGGACTCTATTGATGAAGCCACAGAGGCGGTTTTGATATCCAAGCAAGCTTTTAGCGAACTGAATAATACCGACCTGGCCGAGATAACCAGGCAGATAAAATCCATAGCAGATACCACGGGAACGGATGTACAGGAAAATGTAAATGCAACAAAAAAAGTTATGCAAAACTTTGGACTGTCCGCACAAGATTCCCTGGATTTAATTGCTGCCGGATATCAAAACGGCTTAAATTCGCAAGGGGATTTTCTTGATACGTTAAATGAATACGGCCCGTATTTCTCGCAGGCAGGGATGAGCGCATCCGACTTTTTGGAAATCCTTAATAGCGGAATGGATGCCGGAGCATTTAATACCGACAAGGTGGCAGACGCAGTAAAAGAATTTCAAATAAGACTTGGGGACGGAACGTTTGAAAAAAACATGGGTTCATTTTCAGAGTCTACTCAAGACTTGTTTCATAAATGGCAAGACGGAAAAGCAACAGTAAAAGATGTTTTCGAATCTGTTGGAAACGACCTAAGGAATATGCCAGTTGAAGACCAACAAGCCGCATTGTCAACATTGTCCACACAATTTGAGGATTTGGGGATAGACGCTTCTCTTGCCCTTTTTGATATCGGCGGAGAGTTTGACAATGTCAAAGGCAAAGCAAAAGACATGGCATCACAGACACCAGGCGAGAAGATGCAAGGGGACTTAAACAAATTAAGAGATGCGCTTGCCCCGATAGGGGAAGACATACAGAATGCAATCGCTCCCATCCTTGAATTGCTTGCGAATATAGCGGATAAGTTCAGTAAATTACCAGAACCAGTTAGGAACTTTATTGAAGTGTTTGCTGGGTTTGGTGCCCTTGTTGCAATTATAATGCCAGTAATCGCTATTATTGCAGCATTGCAGCCGATACTCGCTGGATTAACACTGTCGATTGGTGGACTTAACTTGACGCTTTTGCCAATCATAGGAATTATAGCCGCAATCGTGGCCATAGTAACCGCTGTTATCCTGGTCATAAAAAACTGGGGTGCAATCACAGATTGGCTGTCTGAAAAATGGAACGCATTCAAAGACTGGATTGGGAACCTATGGCAAGGCATAAAGGATACCGCAACATCTTTGTGGACTGGAATGGGGGATGCCCTTAAAGGAATCTGGAACAGCGTTAAGGACGCCGCACTATCTGTATTTACGTTTCTAAAAGATTCTCTGGCGGGAATTTGGGACGGCATAAAGACTACCGTGGTAGGCGTGTGGAATGGAATCAAAGACACATTAAGCGGGTTATGGAGCGGATTAAAAGATAAAGCGTTAAGCATATTTGG